ATACTTGGCCTTTAGTTTATCTAAAGTTCCTTTGTCACAGCCGTGACGAGCTCGAAAAGATTTCCTGCGTTTAGGGTTGTCTTTCTTAATAGACATATTGGCGTCCCCGAAACGAATTATTTTTTCCTTACCTTTAGCACAAGCTTTAACAACCGACTTTTTCCCACCGGATATCTGGCGCTTAGGCTTGTTGCATTTCATCTTGGACTTGTCGATCTTTGCCATAACTATTCCACAATTACTGATATGGTGGTATTGGCGGGAATCGAAGCGTACACACCTTTTTTAGCTAGTATACCATCCCCAGGGAGAAATATCTCGTCCATACCTTGAGAAGTTTCATCTACTCTGAGTAATACTTTTCCTGACGCTTCTGACGCGTTGTCATAAAGTACAACATGCCCAGTGGCTCCAGACTCATACGTCAAAAGTACACCTTGTAGACGACAGCGCCGTTGGACCAACGCTGCCGAAGTTTGTGAGTAAAACGATGTTACCTCACTACCAACCATATTACCTCCTAAGACAATATGATTGTGAGTTGGTTTGCAGAACCCGTAAATGCAGCTATGTACACTCCCGCGCTGGCTACGATGCCATCATCCGGAATGTTCATAACATGATGACCTGCGGGGAATGTCTGCGTGAGCAAAACATCACCACTAGCGTCACCGTTCTTTATAGTAAACGCGCCCGCTGCGGCGGCATAAATCACCACTTGACGAAGCCGGGACCGAGTTGGTCCGACAATCGCCGCCGAGGTTCCTTGAACCCAATTATATGCTGTTACTGGACCAGCCATGATTTATCTCCTTATCCTGCGGAGACAGTTACAACACCTGAATTGCTGTACAGTTGACCTGCTACAGATGGGTCAGAAGTCGGAAGGTCGCTGATAATTACGACACTGTTTGTGCCATTGTGAGAAATAGAAATATTGTCCGTAACTGCGCCTGTGGTAGCGTTTTTCGTTACATCTTTAAATCCGTTCTCCGAGCGAACTGGACCGTTAAAAGTAGTATTAGCCATGTGGATCTCCTGTCGCGGCTAGTGTCAGTCGCACCATGCGACTGTCAGGGATACCAGAACAATACAGGAGATTTATCCAAAAAGAAAGGGGCTACCTAAGTAGCCCCCAGTTTGGGAGGAGGTCATATGAAACCCTCCCAAACTATAACACAGATTACGCCCCGGGTGAACCGAATACGCAACGTGGGTCGCTAAAGCCAAAGCTGTAACGCTCACGCGCTTTAAAGCGCATGTTGCCTGTGTCGAAGTCTGCTTCCATGTTGGTAGACAGAGGAGTACGCTCAAAGTGGATCATTCCACGAGGCGCATCCGTCATGATGAAGAACGCATCAGGGTCCGTCAGGAAGTCGTTAACGGCATAACCATTAGGCAACATTCCCATAGAACGAATCGCGTTCGTATCATTGTCTGCTGTTCCAACACGAAGGTTTGAAACCATCAAGCGTTCTGCGATAAATTGCAGTTGACGCGGGATGAGTAGCTTTGTGCCACGAAGTGCAACTTTCAAACCACGCTCATCAACAAAACCTGCGATATTGATAAGGGCATCTTCAAGAGATGTCTCGTTCAAATCCGCAGCTACTGCTGGTTCGTTGGCAAAAGTACCACCGTTAGTTAACGGGTGGTCTGTCGCACAAAGCGCAACACCGTCACCACCAGCGGAAGCGCCAGCAGTAAATGCGTTGTTAAGGACCGCAGCGGCCTTAACTTGCTTTGTGTGAGCCATTGAACGAGCCAACGCACGAGTATAACGCGAACCAAGACGATCATACAGATTGTCTTCGATAGCTTCCTCAGTGATTGAGAATGCCAACGCAATAGTTTCGTGGTTGTAACGAGCAGTGTACGCCTCGTTAGCGTCGTCAAAGTTGACAGAGGAACCTTCCGATTTGGTAGGTGCCGCTCCGAACCCACTCAACATAACTTCCTCTTCGAATGCTCGATCAGAAGATTCTGTTGTGTAGATCTCCGCGTGTTGGTTTTCGTACCGATTGTACTCCATACCAAACAGCGCGTTGAGGCCCGGTTCTAGCTCTTTCGCTAGTTGTGCGCGAGAAATAGCCATTCTTTAGACCTCCTTAAACGCCAGTAGTCGATGGAGTACCAGCAACAATCGCACCATTGGCGGAGTTGAAGCTGTTATTCAATCGAACAATTAATGGGATACCAGCCGCAGTAAAGTCTGCATTTTCTGGGTCATCTTGAATGCCCATAATACGCAGTTGTAATGCCGCAGTGGTGGCGATTGTGCTGACACCCAACTTAGCAGATGAGATGCCTGTGGTTGAAGAACCAGAAGCAGCCGCTGCAAAGTTTGCGTTTGCGAACACATGAGCCTGCGCAGCTGCTTCGCTAGTCAGTGAAGCGTCTGAGCAGATAACAAATGTCTGCATTGGGTTGTCATAAACAAAGGCTTTGACGGGATGATTAGAATCCGCGCCAGAACCGGGCCAGCTATTTGAGAAAATAGTCTCACCAGTGGTGGACGATACATATTCGCATCCCCAGAACACACCAAGTAGACCTACCGTTCCACCAGTAGCCGCGCCAACAATATCAATAAAGCCTGTTGACAGCGGTTTTACGGGTGAACCTTGGTAAATCGCGTTAGTGTTTCCAGAGGCGATACGATACTCGGTCGCACCAGTGGTGTTTGTAGCCTGACCGACTACACCAATCGGACGAAGTCCGAAAGCACCGTTACTGTTTGCCATTTTAGCAATCCTCTTTCAGTTAATCGGAATCTCTACGAGAGCCTCCGAATGATACACGACTTTGCCGACTATTACTTATCGGCATAGAAGGATGTTGTTCCTTCATAAGGTCCTGATCTACAGCAGTCATTTGTTCGCGGGTTCTGCCCCCGTAATATGCAGTTCTTTCTGCTACTGTTTCAACAGGTATACGGCACAGCATCAGTCCGCCTTGGCCTATTACACCCTCGTAACGACCATCGTCGATAACGGGAGCTTCATAGTTTGGATATTCATCTTTCCGGACAGGTTCCCATCCTTCTCGTAGCTTGGCATTGACATTCATCTTGTCTTCCTCACCACGCATTGCAACTCGTATCCAACGATGCACAAACCCCTCTGGGGCATCAGGTGCTGCAAGGTGACTGGGCGGCGCCCAGGGTTTTCTGCGCGAGTCTAGTTCGCGTGTTTCGCTTGCGCGAGATTTTCTGTCAGTCATATCATTACTCCTTCACATATTTTGCATATTCTTCAAGCGGTACGTTCAGACGTTTCGCCATCGCAATTTGTGATGGTGATAGTTTCACCGACCTGCGCCCTGATTTTGCTGTACTGCGAGTTGCTGAAGCGCCAGCAGGTGCGACCTGTGCTCCACTCGATTTCGACGTTTTGAACTTGTGCGGAAACTCCGAACGCATTCTACGATCAACTTCAGTATAATACTCATCGGCTGTCGGGTCAAACCCTTCTTCTTCAACTAGCTTGCGATGAATACCAAACGCCGCATAAGTCATGACCTCGTCAGTCCCAAACCAATCGTTCTTTTCCGCCCAACCTTGGGCTTTCGGATCGGCTTTAGGGGCTGGCTGCTGCGGTTGCTGCTGCGGGGCCATTTGTTGCTGCGGCACTTCTTGTTGTGGAGGAGGAGTTCTATCAGACCTTTGCTTGGCTAATCTCAAACGCTCCTGCTCAATAGACATCTTAGACAATGACTCTTGAGCTTCCAACATCTTCTCGGTGTCACCACCGTCATACGCCTCACGGTAAAGCTTCTTTGCCGCCGCAATCTGCGTGTCCAGACGAGTGCCATACTCAGCAAGATAACCCTTGTCCAAGTTCTGCATGCGGGTTTTGAGGTTAGTGTTTTCGCTTAAAAGCTGCTGCGCCATGCGTACAGCTTCTTCCCGATCACGTTCCTCTTTACGGTACTTTTCCGTCAGTTTCTTAATTCGATTCTGGACCTTACTACTGTAATTCTCCAGTTCATCGTCTCCACCGCTCTCGTTCTCGTTCTCGTTCTCAACTTGAACTTTCGCAGCGGCTTCTTCTTTTTCGGGTTCCGTAGATTCAATCTCTACTTCAACGCCAGTGTCCTCATCATCAAGGACCTCTTCATTTTCCTGTGACATATATTTCTCCTAAACGTGCTTAATGTCGTCAGGCTCTAAAATTGTGGCAATCACTTCGTCATCATTTATAATGCGAACCTCTCCACCATCAATCTTGAACCTGGATCCGGCGTACCGACCAATGCATACCCACGCACCCTCTTTGCACCAAGGCTCACACTCCGGTCCAAATTTATTAGGGTCTTGATATGCTAGGGGGCCAACCTTGAGAACGTATGCTACAACCGTAGCAACCGCTTCTCGGTCCCGAACCTCATCAGGAATATATATACCACCCTGCGTCTTGGTTGCGCCCTGATAAGGCATCACCAACACACGCCAGCCTGTAGGCTGTGGCAGTCGTTCTGTAAGGGGTTTATCCAAAAGAGAAGGGTCAAGCACCTTTTCTTTGGCATCTACATATGCGCTTTCAACAGGACTAGAGTCGGCAGAAGCCTCCTTCTTTTCCTTGTTCATTTTCTGCGCGACATGTTCAGGAAGATATAAAGTCTTCGACATCGTCAGCGTGTTTCTCCAGCAGGGCTTTTAATTCCTCACGAGCGTAGGTCAGGCCCCGTATCTCACCTACCATGAGTTTATAGTGCTCCCAGTCTTTGGCAGCATCCATTCCCAAAGCACTTGCAATATCTTGTTCGCGCTCTCGTAGTAGCTTATACATATATTTCGCGAAATCAACACCGTCCATTAAAGAATATCTCTTTCTGAACCTTCGGCGTTAGCTGTTATCGGTCCGCCGGACACCCAATCTTCACAGGTATGATCCGCGCTGCACATAAATTTGTATATTTGACAGTAACCTGTGTCACCAGATTCGTCTCCAATACACTCCATCATGTCCTCGGTTTGGTTATACGCACCGCAGTTTCCGCAAATCTCGGTCAGCATAAATCCGCCATCATCTGCGGGATCACGATAACTTGCTTCATCCACAGCGTACATCTTGTTAACGTCGTTAACCTCAATGTCCTGCGTAGCTACTGGGCAGCTAGGACCATCGTCGTCACCACCCTGCATCTTATCTACCGGAATACCATCCGGTAGAATGCTGATCGAAATAATTGGCATCAGTATGTGTCTCCGCCACCAAAGCCACTTGTCTGGGCTGCTCCGCATCCGCGAGCTTTAACTTCCCCGCCACCGCGATAACCTCGACGAACCATGCCGCCATTCATATAATCGCGTTCTGGGCTTCGTAATTTTCCGTCCTCTCCGTAATAATCCACGCCAGGAGGAAGATCGTCGTTTAAAGCTTCCAGTACAGCTTTATCTATCGCGTCCTTCATGTTGGACTTTTTAGTGGGCCGAGCTTTGGGCCGAGGTGATTTCTTTGGTGCGGACATGTCTGTCTCCTAATCTATTAGTTCAAAATGTGGACCATCGATAAACGGACGACGCCCCTGTGATCTGCGCAAGTCTATATACGCATTCATTGCTTCTTCCATTGTACCTTCCCACTTGCGAATGTCCATTGGATACGCCATCTCAGGTGTGCCCCACGCTGCGCCCCAACAAATAGGAACGTTTAACTGTATCGCCGCTTCTTTAATCGCATCCGCAAGATCGTCATAAACCGAGAGTTCCCAACTTGCCCTACCATTTATGAAGGCCATAATATCGAAAGCCTTGCCTTCAAGGTGCTTTGATTTCATGGTCTGACTAGCACCTTTAGCAACAAGCTCCTTCTGCTGCTCAATAGTTCTCATGCCCTGAACCACCCCAAAATCGGTCTTGGTCATGGTTATCGCCATCTTGATTACCGCCTGTAGTCGGTCATCAATGCCCTCAAGCCGATCGAGGCTGCGCCTACTTAACTTAAACTCGCTCATTGCACTTGTCTCCTACCGTACTTTCCGTTCCACGCAGAGGTAAACTCTTCATCATCCGACGTATCGTATTCCATTACTTCCTCTTAAAAAAGGCTTGCGCCCCGCGGACACCGAAACTGGCTGAAATTGCAATTCCAAGGCTGTAAAAATACCAGTCCGGAGCTTTTGAAAGCTGTGCAAACCCACGATCTACCCAACCTTCTGCGCCCGGAATCCAACATAAAATCAATGGGATAGACAGGATTACAACAAACCATTCGTCTTTCCAGCTAGACTTGGCGCCTTCTGCCATGATGCGCTCCCAGTCGGCAACGCTTGTCTTTTCAGACAAAAGTATCTGGGCTTTCGCTTTCGCCTCAGTAAGCTTTAGCTCCGCAGCGGCAGCGTTTTTATCGGCTTTGCCTTGCAGCCATGAGCCTGCAAGATTGGCTATTGGACCTAATGCAGCAGTAAAGATACTCATTTCTCAGACCCCAGCCAAACGGCTATTGTTCCTGTCATCGCTCCGCTGACCACTGAAATCATTGCGGATTGCTGAGTTGACAAGTCATCCAAACTCATCCCCCATTCGATCACTCGGATATACATAATGGTCATAACAACCATCATAAAACGTGGCATGAGCTTGTATTGCAGAATCTTTTCAAAGGTATTCGCCATGTTACACCTCTATGTTTAACTTCGTTCCCTGCGGTCGATCCGCATTAGTCTTGCGCCCAAACCTATCATAACTTTCCTGTAAGTCCAATCTTTGCTTTACAAGAGCCTCTAAACGGCTGTGGTTGGCCCTGTGCTCTTTCTCTACACGTTGCTCTACCAAATGCGTTTCTATGCGCTCACGCGCCCTTGTTTGGGCGTGTATATCGCTGCCTACGTTAAACGGCGCGTTGCCTGTTCCAGATACACCGTCAGCCATTAGCCAGTTTATCCACGCCCCAGATCATTGCCGCGGTCCCCCCCAAGAAAAGTGTAACTCCTATCGCTAATGAAATACCCCAAAACAATCTATCCCTAGCCGCGGCTTGGGCTTCTAAGGCTTGTTTCTGGCGTTTTCTTGCTTCTGCCTGCTCACGCACAACCAAGTCCCACATGCCTGGGGGACCATATAAACGGCAATGGCTGCGAAGCGTCTCCATAGCTTCTTTGTGCGCCATCTTAGCTTGCGCTATAGCAAAGCCTTCCTCTTCACTAGAAGTAAGCCTTCTAAGTGGCCCCTTGTGCTTGCCCGATTCTGCAACAGCTATGTCGGCTTCTAATTTTGCCAACTTCCCAAAATGCGGCAGAATAGAGTTCATATCCTTGCCTGCCTGCACGGCACTACTAATACCGCCAGCTATCTTAGTGACAGCCCCAGCCAATGCTAAAACTTCTATCATGTGACTTTACCCACCCTGGCTACAGAAGGACACCGATAGTCATACGGTATCCGCACAATGTACGGGTAATGATAGTAAAAATGAGATAGTTCCCTTGGACAACGGTAAACACACGCCTTGTGCATGTCTCCGCCCGACATCCCCACCAACACTGCGGTGAGAGCGCACAGCACTAGAACTCTCCGACAAACCTCTGTGGTCGGGCTATCGGACTGAACCGCTTGTTAACCATACCGCCAGAAGAATATTTACTTTTACCCGCTTTGCTCAACGCAATAGCAACCGCTTGATCTTGCGGTTTTCCAGCAGCCATTTCTGTCTTGATGTTCTGGCTGATAACACCCTGTGATTTACCCTCCTTGAGAGGCATTTCTTTGCTCCACAGCTTGACGTTGCACATCTATGCGCTCGCGGTTCACATCAGTCCGATCATCCGCAATCTGCTCCTGCAACTCTAATCGAGCCGCGTCCGTTACCGCCCGCTGCTCAACCTTCATTCCTTCTAGTTCCAATTTGGCTTGATCAATCGCCGCCTTGTGATTGGCTTCCATCTCCTTGATCGAAAGCTCCTTCATGCGAATATCCACCAAAGGATCTTCGTTGCCTTCATCCGCGCCTTTGTACGTCATCAACGGCGTTATTTCCTTGATCAACTCAGCCTCGACCTGAGCAACTCGTGCCTCGACCTGATCTGGGTCAAACTGCGTCTGCAACTGGGCCGGAGCCTGTTGTTGTGCCTGCATCATCATTTGCTGCGCCGACGCAGGATCTAGTGCCCCCGTCTGAACTAACAACTGTATCTGCTGCATTTGCTCTTGCTGAGATTGCTGGTTCATACCCTGCTCCTCGTTCAGAGCCGCTATCTCCGCATCAACCATCTCACGAGCCTTCATACTCACATGCTGCAAGATATGCGCAAACAACGATGCCAACACAGGCGGAGCGTTCTGTAAAACAGATAACTCAAGCAAAGCCAGGTGTGACTGAATATGCGCGTCATGATCCTGTTGCGGAAACGGCTGTGGTTTCTGACCATTGATTATCAACCCGTTCTCTACCGCCGGATCCGCTGGCTGCGGAGGAGGTGGAGGTGGAGGTAGAATCTCGTCTATGTTCTGCACCTCTAACGCTTGATACATTCTGCGATACGCCGCATGCAGATTGTGCATCTGCGGATTGGATTGCGCCAACTGAAGTTGGGTTTGAGCCAGCGTAACCCGTTGCGACATTGAGAATATATTCGGATCCGAGACTGGGAGGACATCTATCCGAGCGTCAAAGTCTTGCGCCTTAACCTGAGAAGGTGCACCCGCCACCTCGTAGGGGTACTCCGGAGGCAGGTTTTCCGCGAAGATACGCGCCAGCAGTCTAAATTCTGCCTTCTGCGCGTAGTGCAGCCGTTTGTGAATGGCCGACATAACCTTCATTCCACGCTCCAACATGGCAACCGTAGTTCCCACAGGCGTTTCCTGATTCATGTCCGACATCTGCTGATCAGCTAATGCAACAAACCTACGTCCATCACTAACCAATCCACCAAGCATTTGTGCCAACGTCGCTGACGGCTCCTTGTAGGGCAGAGGCACAATAGCGTCTCTGATGCTCCCACCTGGGGCGTCAATGTCCCTAAACTCTCCGGGCTGTAACGGCTCATCATCGTTGCGTACACGCACTCCACGGGCCTTAAATCCAGCGGGAAGGTTGGCTAACGTACCAGCGTCGATCAACTGACGTAGCAAGCTCGTAGCTGCGCGTCCTAAACCGCCAATCATATGCACCAAACCAAAGCCGTAAAAGCCCAGACCCGGAGTAAATTTGTAGTGAACAAAGTATTGGCGCTTGCGCTTAACTAAGTCTTCCATCGCATAGTTGCGGCGGATCGCCAAGATTTCTCCAGACGTATCGTCTATCGTAACAATATACGGAAGCTTAATACCAGTAGGCTCACCAGTCATAGGATCCGTATCTTCAAACCCCTCGATGTCCAGATCAGCATGCATTTCCAGAATTGTCAGAACATCATCGCTGTAGTTCTTAGACAAACCCTCAAGCTCGTTGACCTTCTGACGAACAGAATCTTCCTCCATGTCCGAAGAACCCTGCAAGTCCACATCACGGTACATCCCCGCAACCTGCATCTTGCGAACATCGTTCTCGTCCATGCGTAAAACATGCGTCACACGAGTCGCCGTCATCAAATCAGACGCCGAATACGGTACAACCAAATCCTGCGCCGGAATAAACTTAGACACCGCCCGCTGTCTGGTCGGATCAAAGTAAACCTTCTTAAAGGTAGAACCACTCAAGGGGAGATAATACAGCAGCTGATCCATATCCGGATCATACTCTTCCATCACCTCAGTAATCTGGTAGTTCATAAAATCTTTAACACGCGTAGCCTGCTGCTCACGCTCGGGAGTCTTGGCTCCAAGCACACCTGTGCGAACCGGACCACCAGAAGGCAGCAACTCTTTATACGCCTGCGCCTGAAACTGCGTAACACTCTCAGCAACCATCGGATGCGTAATACCACTCGCGCCCTCAAACGGAGTCGTCCGCTCCTCAGTCTTCAAACCAAGTAGGTCAAGGCCTTTGACATAAGTCTCTTCCCACTCAGACCTGGAATCCAAATCCTCTTCGTACAAAGCCCTCAAGTCACTCGACAACTCGCCTAGAGTCCCGTCATCCAAGAAATCCGCAAGGTTTGCGTCAAACGGAATCAACTCCTCCTGAGTGGGCAACTGCCCTGCCTCAGACAACGCTTGAATAATCGCGCCGCCCTGACCGTCGTCAATAACCTCTGCACCCCCAGGGAACTGCATCGGCTCATCTACAGGAATCTCTACGTCTGGAAGTCCCGCTGTGTCATCGAGGTCAAGCCCCGGTGCGACCATGTTAGGTGGTAAAGCCATTAATAATACTCCCTCTTACGGGGCCTCCATTCTAAGCTGCCCTCGTCCTCACCATGCAGCGAAATAAATCCGCCTTGACGAAAACGCATCAGTGCTAGGGTCATACTATCACAAAAGTCATCATGATCGCCATTAGGAAATGAAACTACTTCCTCAACGACCTCGTCAGCAAACTTTTCGTGCATAGGGGCCCACACCATTTCTGCTTCAAACAGAGGCGCAACCATGTGCATTCTCGTTACCTTATCACTACCTTTGCCCGGTGAGAAGCCCAAGGCTGGAATACCACGAAGCCGCAACTCGTCAATAAGTGGCGTTCCCGTCGCTTTCGCTTCGACCAACACCATATCCGGCTCCCAATATTCGTGCTCCTCATAGGCAATCTCCTTTAGTTCAGGAAAGTTCCAACGACCCCTGCGGGCGTCCATAAGTATGATATGATCAGGACCACCATCCTCGGGCTTGAACACCCCCCAAGTCGTGATCGCACTGTAATCCGCTGTTTCCTTCTTAGAGAACGCCGTGTCATAAGCCTGCAAAACATAATCCAAACGAGGGATCTTCTCCTTGTCCCAGTCCTGCCACCACTCTCTCTTGATAATCGCACTCTCAGATGCAGTAGGCTGCTGCTGCCACTGCGCGTTCCATTTGCCCACAGGCAAAGACGCCTTGATCGACAACAACGTATCTTTGTCCCAGAACTCCGGCCATAAAGGCTTGTCGCTGGGCATAATCGCAGGAAACTCCACGACCTCCCACTGATCCGCCATCTTATCGCCAGTCTGAGCCTGCAATAAACGACCAGTAAGATCCTTCTTACCCCAGCGAGTCATAACCAGAATAATAGAACCACCCGGCTGCAAACGCTGCCGTGGACCAGATGTGTACCACTCATACGCGTTGTCGAACGCGCTCTCGCTTAACGCATCTTGCTCCGAATGCGGGTCATCAATGATGAGTAAATCCGCACCACGACCAGTAATGGCCGCTCCAACACCCGCCGCAAAGTATTCAGCACCCTTGTCAGTGCCCCACTTACCCGCGCCCTTGTTATCTTCCTTGAGGTTAGTCTCTGGAAAAACCTCTTTGTACGCTGGATCATCAATCAAATCCCTTACTTTTCTACCAAACCGTACCGCCAACTCAGTATTGTGCGTGGCCTGAATGATTTTTAATTTCGGGTTTCTACCTAGAAACCAAGCAGGCATCAAGTAGCTTGCAAACTCCGACTTAGAGTGCCGAGGAGGCATGTTAATAATTAATCGCTTGAGCTCCCCTCGCGCAACACGTTCAAGTTTTTCCGCAATAATCCGGTGATGCCGACCCTCAATGAAGTTTTCATACACATGATGCGCAAACGGCATGAACCGTTCGGAAGCTTCCTCCCGTAAATCCAGCGTCTTTTTGGCTTCCGTTAACGCCAGTATCTCTTTTAACGCGTCTTCCGGTAAAGCCTGTAGATTCATCGACGTACCTGCATAATCCCCGTATTAGCTCCAGCCAAGCCAGACCGCTGCTGTTGCTGCTGTGGGCCGCGCATCATCTGATTCATCTGCGTTAACTGCTGCTGAATCGGATTAGGTGCCATGGGTTGTAACGGAGTTGGTATAAAATTTCCTATAGGTTGTGTGTACCCAGGGTTTCCGCCCGGCGTCACGTTCATCGGATCAGGTAACTCATACGTCGGAGCCGAAGGAGAATCAGGAAGTAACCCTGTGTCAGGATCAATCACACACATCATCTGATCTTCGTCGTACACATACCCATCAGGACATGGATCCGCGGGCCCAGCATCCTGAATCGGGGCGGGAGAATCATCATCGCCACTACCCATACCAGCCATAATCGACTCGCGCTTCTGAATCTGCATTGGATCTTCGTCCAACGTGTTCTCGTCCTTCGTGTTGTATGACATACCCAACGCGTTATACGAATACGTCCGACCCTCAGAATCTCGGTACACAGGCTTACCGTCAATAATATTAACAATCGGATCATCCGACCGCGCACCACCAAGATACCCAAGCGCCCTCTGAGGAGCACTCGTTAGCATCGCGGACAGGCCCTCCTGCTTTGCCGCTGGTAAAGTTAAAAAATCCGAAGAGTATTCATCCGTCCGACCAGAAGATACCGCTGGGTAAAGCTGCTCAAACGTAGGCTTGTTACCCTCAGAGTAACTAAAACCCGTAACCTTCCCTTTGTCATCCCGCTCAACAATATCAGGCCGAGCTAGAGGACGAACAGTAGCCGTTTTAGGCAAACCCGTAGAACCTGAGTCCGAACCCGAACCCGATGGCGGATTGTTCGCCGTATACCTATCCGCTGCGGCCTGCCCTTGATTATTCGCAATCGTACTAGCTGTACGCTCGTGGTACGCGTCGTCCTTTTTCCTAATCCCAAGGCCCATGGTTATGTCGTCATATAAACTCATTATTTTATCCCCCCTATGGCCGGAAGTCCGTAGCTGGCAGAGGGTATTTCTACCCCATATTCAGCGTTTAAAGCATCAAAATAGGGGTTAAATGACTGATTTAAGTCAAATCCACCCTGTGACATCCCCATCTGAGGACCCGCAAATATATCAGTGTAATCCGTCGTACCATACGCATCAGGGCCCATCTGACCACCCATCTGAGTAGGCTGGAAAACATTCGGATCAAATCCACCCGTAAAATCTATAGGCTTTAAGCTATACTGCCCAGGATCAAGGGCCGTGTCACTCAAAGCATCCATCGCTTGCGTATAAGCTGGCTGCGTAGGCGCCTGTATAGAGCCCAATCCAGACGCAATCCGCTTCTCACGGTCCGCTGCGTTATCAGCCAAGAACGCACGAGACTGAACACCTCGAGCATCCCGACGTAAACCCTCCGCAACACCACGTTCAGCGTCCAAATCAGCCAACGTTTTCGTCTGAACACCCGTCAACACATCAAAATCATCGCTCAACGTGTCATAGTCCGTGCTCAAAGTACCGTAATCACCAAATAACTCGTCATACGTCCCTTTTAACGCAGCCTTATCCTTGTCCAACTGATCGTAATTATCCTGCAACGTACCCAAATTACTAATCGCAGTGTTGTAATCCGTGGTCATCGTTCCGTAATTAGACGTAAGCGTGTCATACAACCCACTTAACGTGTCATACTCACCAGCCTTCGCGTCCAAATCCTTCTTGGTCGTGCCCTGTAACTCCTCAAGAGTCCCATATTGACCACTCAACGTGTCATAAGTGCCCTGCAACGTACCATAATCCGTGGTCAACGTACCATAGTCCCCGAACAAAGTATCAAACTCGCCCTGCAACTCGCCCATCTCACCCACAGTGGTGTTGTAAGTGCCCTCTAAACCACTATACGCGTCCTGCGCAGCCTTCAACTTCGCCTTCGTGTCCTCAATAGCTACAGCCTGATTGTAGTTGTAACCCAAACTTGTCGAATCATCCGACGCATCGTAGTCATAACCCATCTCATCCAACAGGTTCTTGTATCTGTCACGCTCCTGAACCTCGGACCATAACGTCTGCAACTGACCAGAAGTCATGCTCGAATCATAAGTGGACCCATAACCAAGATCCGTGATCAACGAACCATAGTCATTCCGAGTCTTCGCCTCGTTATACGCAGACAAATAACCCGCGTTGTCCATATCGTCTTGGATCAGATTACCATAACCAAAGTTCCCAATCTGCTCCGCATAGTAATTCCGAAATTTACTATCCGCCTCGCCCTGATTCCGATACGAACCAGCAAAGTCCCCGTAATCATTACCCGCAACAAACAAACCTGGATCATACGAACTAAACGTCGTATATGAAGAATCATCCTCACCCATCCAATCAGGCCGCTGATCCAATATCGCATTCGTCTGGCTCTTATACCTCTGGTACTGAGCCCCGTAACCAGAGTTCTTTACATCATCACTCTCATTAGACAACCAACTGTCAAAATCCGTCGTACCCTCACGAAGACGCTGGTCGTAAAACGAACGATCATCGTTCTTCATGTCCGCTTCAGTAGCGTGAATCTTCTGCGTATATCCAGAAACAACATGATCCGGTGCATAATTCGACCAAAGACTGTTGCCACCCTTAGTTTCGCTAGAGTCCAACTCGTCTAACGTCATGCCCTTGTGGTCGGCAACATACTTCTTATACTGGTTGAACCTGTCGCCAAAAGAACCCTCGGTGTTGTCCGCAGACCACGTTTCCCAAGAGTCCGGCTCAACGGTTGCAACTGCAACTTCTTCTCCACCACCGCCGCCACCGCCGCCACCGCTACTAAGAATCGCTGTCGCAGCAACTAAAAACGCAGGTAAACCCATTAAACCAAATCCCTCGCATATAAGCCACCAATAGGCTCAAATCCAATCCGCTCCAAAAATCTACCCTTCCGATCTATGTCGCCACCACTCGATATAGCCAAAACAGTGCGTACCGCACCTCGTGACTCACACCAAGACTTAAACCCTTCTACCATACGTTTTCCAACAAATCCACCTCGCGCAGATTCCCGAACATAAAACAACAACTCACAACCCTGTAACTGCTCAGAAAACCAAAATGGCATCACACCACCCAAAAAAATCCCAACAACATCTCCACCATCAACCGCAATACCAGCATAACCATCATCCATCACTCGACCAACAAACTCAGCAGAACGAACTCGATCCAACTCAAACTTACTGTAATCAGTCTCAGAGTGCATCTCCCAACACAACTCCAATATAGCCTCAAGATCCTCGGGCCGCGCTTCTCGGTACTCGGTCATGGGTCCTAGTTTATAACAAACCCAAATGAAAATATAGGGGCGATTTTTCTCGGCACTTGTGCACTGGACACAAGTCCAATGAAATTACCCCCGAATGATTTTACAAAACCATGTATATAAGTCGTATATAGCAGCGGTACCCCCCAAAAAGGGGGGTGCGGGGGTCGTCGCCCGCGTCGCGGGCGGGCGCGGGCGAGCGGAGTAACCCCCAAAGATGGTGCCGGATGGATGAAATTAATTGATAAAACTTGTAATTAATTGCGTTTTAGGTGTTGACTATCTGATATCCATGCTCTACATCTATAGATGTAGCAAGGACGCTACGGTCAATAAAGGAAAGAAACAATGTCAATCACTAAAGCAAACCAATTAGGTCGGATCGCGGAGCTCGAGGCTCAAATCAAAACTCTTACAAAAGAACGCGACGCGCTGCGAGCCGATAGCGTTTCATTCGGGTACGCCCGCTGGGAGTACACGGTCCGGATGAGCGCACCATCACTGGCATGGTGGAAAGAGAACCGCCCGACAGTATGGCGCAAATATGCCAAAGAGACACGCGTCAAGAAGTTCGTCGCGGTATAATTCAACAGGGGGACCACGGTCCCCCACCTTCAACAAAGGAAAGAACAATGGAAAACAAAACTAAAACAATCAAACCCCACGGGTTTTTCAACACCCCAGAGTCATTTGATGTGATCGAGGATTGGATCAATCGGCATCCCAAAGAGGATCGAATCCACCTGATGACAGCTGCGATGATGACTTGGAACTATGCCTGCAAAGTAGCAAACGACGAATAAAAGACTTGTAGCCCAGTACCATCTGGGCTACACTCTACTTGTTCAATTAGGAAAGGAAAGAACATGTCTAGATCGATCAACACAATCGCAAAAGAGATTAGCGCAGACTGGAAAAAAGTTTACTTTGGCGCTGCGCCTTATCTTGACGCGATGCACTCCCTTAACAGCATAGAAGACAATTACATCTATGATAGCGGCAAATCAGTCGTGCGTTACTTTCTGGCGAACGCTGGAACATGGCGCGGGGATACCGCCCGTCGCGTCAAGACTGAATTGAAGGATATGCTCTAATCAAACCCCGCCCCTGGCTGCTCCGATATCTGGAGTCTACGCGCCAGGGGCTTTTCAATAAGGAAGGAACCGATATGACAAACGAAGAATTTATGACCGATCTAAAAGAATTACTCAAAGAATGTGAAGGCGATCCTTGGCTCCACGCTGAGATCGGAGGCGCATTATCTGTTACCTGGGCGGTCAGGCAGCT